TAAAATAATCCGCCTTTATCGGTTGGGTCGGTGGGTTCTGGTGGTCGTAAATATTCTTCACTCAATATATCATAATATTTTGATAATACTTGTTGTAAATGTTCAAATTTATAATTATGCTGTCGTAGACTTGCCGCTTCCAAACCATTACACGGACCACCATATTCCGCTAAACGTCGTTTATCAATTTCTTCCGCTTCTAATAGTTTGGATTGTGTAATTTCATCTCCCGGAGTCATTGGTAATTGTCCTTTTAACCAATAATTTCCACCGGAATATTTTTCTTTTGTATCATTTATGTATAATGCGAGACACTTTTGTTCATCTTCATTGAAAAGTTCGCGGTTCAAATTTACGAATTCATTCAATTCATACAAAGATGGTTCTGGTATATTCATTTATCCGATTGTATAGTCTGGTAATATATCTACGTCCATTATCTTTATGTCATTTTTAACTTTATCGCCGAATTCAAATTGGCTAAATAAAGGATATTGTAATTGTTCTTGAGGAAGATGTTGATGAACAGTTCTAGCAATCATTTTATATAATTTAAACTCAGGATAACGTTCTTCACCATTTTTCTTATAAAGAACATTTTTACCATTATCATCCAAACACCAACGGTCAATTGTTTTTTGGAATTCATCATATTCCAATGGAGGTTCTTCATCATCAATAATAAAATCATAAATGGAACAACCTAGACGACATAAATCGAAACTATAATTAGGGTCAATACGCGCTTTATTCTCATTCATATATGGTTCGCAATTGTATTGAGTATGACCATCGCCACCCGCGGCGAAACTATCACTACAATATGATTTTCCTTGGAATTTATATATACCTCTACCAAAATCGATGATTTTGTATATTTTACCGTAAGTAGGAACCTTATATAATTTGGAATTGTATTTATAATATACGAATTCTTCCGTTGTATTTACATACATGATATTGTTGGTATGAAGGTCATTGTGGGTAAAATGAAATGTTTTTTGATAAGTAATCAATGTCATGACGATTTGAAATAATATACTGGCACCGATTTCTTCCGTAATTTTATTCTTTACGAATAAATCGTCTAATGTTCCGTCGCATTTTTCAAGACAGATTAATTGAACGGGAAAATTATCAATATAGACAAATAATTCATCGCCTTCACTGTTTTCACTGGAAGATTCTTCCGAATTTTCGGTGGATGATTGAGAACTATTGTTTGAACCTTCGTTCTTGTCCTCTTCTTCGTTTTCGTCGTCGTCTTCTTCTTCACTACTATAATTAATTTCACTATTATTATCAGAAGAAGAACTACTTGACGTTGTGCTTACGGTAGAAACGGAATCGGCCTTTTCATATACGATTTCTTCATCTCCATTCAAAATTATATCTGATTCCACAAGTTCATCTAGTTCTAATTCTAGGACTGAGATTTCAGAAGTGTTTGATGTTTCGGATATATTCAATTTATTTTTATTTCCACGAGAACCAAAATTTGTATAACTCGTCGTATTATTTAAAAGAGAACAATGAAAATGACGACCAATATTTTCGTTAAAAAAATTAGAGGTTTTTAAATAATCAACATCGTCAATGATATTCATTTTGTATTTGTCTTGTATTCCTAGAAAAGAACCATAATATTCTAAACCGTGAACAAAATCATGATGTTCGGCTAATTTGTTAGTTAAAAAACTGAAGAAACAATCTACATAGGCAGTATTATTTTTATCTACTATTTTAGGCAAAGTATTTTCAGCATTCGATAACAAGGTTGGTAAAGCACGTATTTTATCATCTTGAATATTATATTTTCCAATCATATAGCGGATAGGATCAAGGAGAGGACCACATTTGATAAATACTGGTTTCTTGACTGTTGTATTGGTTTCTATATCCATGACTGTGTTCAAATTATAGAAATGATATTTATGATTCAAAGCAATTTTATTGTAATTGTTCTCGTTTAATTCGAAAAAATCATTGTATATTGGATTATAGTTTTGTAATTCTGTCATTTTGAAAACATTGTAATGATTATCGTAATCTTCTAAAGAATGTTCAAAAGATTCTACTAAAGGATTTAATTCTAAATGATTGATTTTAGAATAGTGGATGTTGAATTTAGAAACTTGTTCGGACATGATGTCTATATTGTATTTTTAACATTAAAATATGGAATTTTGAACTTATTCGTTATTCTCTATGGAAAAAAATATACGGTTGTTATAAACATGACTTTAGAGTTGAAAAAATTCGATATGAGAAGTATTACATTTAAACCCGATGAAAATAAAGGTCCGGTAATTGTAATGATTGGACGTCGTGATACTGGTAAATCTTATTTAGTGCGCGATTTATTATTTTATCATCAAGATGTTCCTATTGGAACAGTTATTTCTGGAACTGAAGCTGGAAACGGATTTTATGCGGCTCATGTTCCTAAACTATTTATTCACGAAGAATACAATTCCATTTTAATTGAGAACATTTTAAGACGACAAAAAGCTGTATTAAAACAAGTCAATAAAGAAATCGAAAGCTTTAGAAGAACCACTATCGACCCTCGTGCATTTGTTATTTTAGATGATTGTTTATATGACCAAACATGGACTAAAGATAAGTTGATGCGTTTACTCTTTATGAATGGTAGACATTGGAAGGTAATGTTGATCATTACTATGCAGTACCCATTAGGTATTCCACCAAATCTCCGTACCAATATAGATTACGTTTTTATATTGAGAGAACCAACATTTGGTAATAGAAAACGTATTTGGGAGAATTATGCGAGTATGTTTCCTACATTGGAGTCATTTTGCTCAGTCATGGACCAAACCACTGAGAATTATGAGTGTTTAGTTATCAATAACAATGCGAAATCCAACAAATTACACGACCAAATTTTCTGGTATAAAGCGGAAGGACACCCTGACTTCAAATTGGGTTCAAAAGAATTCTGGGAAATATCAAAAAGTATGGGTTCAGATGATGAAGACGAAGCATATGACCCAAGTAAATCGAAAAAGAAATCTGCTCAACCGATTAATGTAAAGAAAACAAAATGGTAAGTATGTGCGTCAAATCACCACCCTTTTTTATTTGATGTAAAGGTAGTAAAATTATTGTGCACTCCCTATAATAATTTTATATTTGACTAATTAGCATTCCATCACTATCATAATATTGTGATATTCGTTTTCTAGGACAAATTGTAATGTAAATATATATTTGATTCAAAAATTTGAATAAATCAAATTCTTTGTCGTATGGATTAAATCTATAAAATTCACACCTAAGCTTCATAAATATATTTGATTCTCTTATTTTATCTGCTTCTATATTGTTTTTACACAAATGATGCGGCTCATCACATTCAATTGCTAATTTATATTCTGGAAAAAATAAATCGATTCTATAATTATCAACTTTATATTGAGGTATCATAACATGTCCATCAAATGTTTTTAATATACATGATATTATATCGGTTTCTATTGATAAACAATATTTTGATATTATATCTAAATTTATATTTTTCGCAAATTCTATACAATTGTTTTTTCTGCTTGTTGTTAGTAATTTCAATAATGATTTATATGGTATATATTTAAGTTTTTGAACTCCACCATTGGTGTTCTTATTTATATATATTTTTCCCATATTTCTAGTTATGCTTCTAATACTAGGAATATTCAATATTTTACCAATATCATTCGCACAATATAATGTGTAGGGAGGTTCATTATTTATAATTATATCACACTCATACTTATCTTTAATTTTATTAGCAAGGGTAATTTCTTCTTGGTAAACATTATTGTTTTCCATTATATTTATATGTATATTTTCTTTTTTATATAGTTAATTTAATTAACTATATAATTCCTAAATCATTCCATTATTATTTTCTAATTCCTTAAGTTTCTTTTTTTCTATTTTGTTTAAATATGCTGTTCTAGCATATTCTTTTTTTTTTTCACTTGATAATGTTGCGTAATAATTAACTTTTTCCTTATATTCCTTGACTCTTAGTTTATGTTGTTCTTTATTTTCTTCGTAATATGTTTTGTTTCTTAAAGGCGCTGTATATTTTTTCAAATGTTCTTTTGTATCTATTAATTCATTTTTTAATTTATCATTTTCTTCTTTTAACAGTTTATTCTCTTTAATAATTTCTTCGATGTTCATTAGCATATTATATACATTATTTTTTATATAATTTATATAATTCAATCTTCCCAAATACTTATTCGGAATCCAATCGTTCATTCGAATCTACCGTATGAAAGCCAATAATGGTTTGTATAGGGCGAAATACATCAATATCTAAATTATTATTTCGGTCAATAATATCCTGTTCTTTTTCTTCACTTTCATACGTATCATTGCTATCATCGCTTTCATTCGTATTATCGTCAGTAGTAGTCTCATCCAGATTATCATAAATAACAATTAAATTTTCGTTTCGCTGAATCGTATCGCGTATATTTTGACCTATTTCTTCTTCAGGTTCTTCCTCTGTATCTTCATCTTCGTCTTCGCTAATATCGTCATTATCATCTACATACGCATGACTATTCATAAAATCTTCTTCATCGTCATTTTTATATGTTATAAATTCCGTATTGAACTTGGTAATATATTCTTTCGTAAAATATAAATTTACTTTTTTAACCATTTTTTTCCTACCAAAATTTCGATTGAATTCAACAAATCTTTTTAATTTTATATTTAATAAACGATTATACGCATGTTTTTTATTTGTTTCAGTCGTATATTGTGCGTGTAAATATAAATTTAAATAAGGTTTCATTGTTCTTACTAAAATATCAGTGGGGAAATCTTTATGGATTTTTATATTTTTACTGAATCTATTTGTTCGCAACATTGTAATACAATTCGTTCGTAATTTTGATTTTGACGATACATCTAGATGTTTTTTAATAGCATATTCACGAATATTATCCTCATTTTCCAACTTGTATTTGGTCAAATTGAAATTCGTTAAAAAATAATTGCGAAACATCGTAGAGATAACAATATGTTTAGAGAGCATAAAAAAATAAATGTTATACAAATCCGCTTTATTGAAGGGTATATTATTATACGGATTTTTACAGACTTTTGGTTCAGCGAAAAAATAATGAGTGTTTCCCAAAGCTTCATTTAATAAATTCACTAAATCACTCGTGGTAAATAAATATTTTTTATTGTTTTGAAAGATAATCATTACATTTTTATCCGTTTCATCAATCGGATTCAAACAAATATCGTGTTTCACATGTATTTCTGCCTTTCTAATTTTATAGTTTCTGAAGAATCGGATGAATACGTAATAATGCCGTTGAATTTTTCCAAAAATAGTTAAAAATTCCGCTTTATTTTCATCGGATAAAAATATATTTTTATAAACACTTGCTAAATAAGAAAATTTGGTCTTATAATTAAAATCTTCTTTGCTAGTAATTAAATTAGAAAATAAATTCTTTATTGTATTGTTATGTATACTGTCACTATTCAGATTTTTATAATATTCTATACAATGTTGAATATTATAAAAATCGTCATAGATTGGAAATGCGAATTTCAATACATATTGTATAATTAATTTAAATACATTCATTAAATATATAAACATTTATAATTTTATATATTTTTACATAATTATATTTTGATTTTTACTTATAACGCTTGTGATGATTCTTGTTCTACTTGTTGTTCTTTTTCTTTTTGTTCGCGTTCAAGTGCTGTCTTCAGTAATAATTCATTGTGTAATTTCATACTTTCAGGTTCAGCGACTTCGCGCTCATCGAAATCAATAGTATCTTTCACTCCGATCAATTTGCCTTCTTCGTCCATGGTTTGGGTTAATACATTACCTGATTTTTCGGCTAATTTAATATTTTCTTCAATTGCCTTTTTCTTGGTATCCTTAATACGTTTTTCGAATTCCTGCTTGGCCTTTTCTTCGTTCTTCAACTTTTCTTGATGTAATTGATTTAATTCTTCTTCCATAAATTCAACACGTCCAGTTTTATAAGCATCAGGGTCCCAAGGCATCCACATACCAACAGGTCCTACTAATATATCATGATTCGGGTCGAATTCGCGTAGTTTTTTACATCTCAATTCGGCTTCTTCTTGAGTTGGGAAAACACCACGTACCTTTAAACCACGTACAGAGGTTTGGAATGAGTGTTCGCGATTGAAACGTTCATTCAACTTGTCTTCCTGTTTGTCTAGGAAAGTTTTATAATCATCTAGGGTTGAATTTTCTTTTAAATTCGCTTCTTCTTCTTTCGAGAAATCATTTAGGTCATTTAATACTGCTTCAACATTCAAACTATATTTGTATGAAATAAAATGAAGAAAATCATTGAATTTAGTCATAGATTTAGTAAAATCCCATTGTCTAACAAATTCATCGAATAAATAAACTTCACGCTTTTTCAATATCTTTTCGGGAGAAATAAAAGACATACATACAAATTTTTGGCCAGCGATTGGTTGGTCTTCATCACATAAATCAATATATTTAGGATTAGCTTGACCGTTTTCTAATATTTTTCTTTCGAAACCCGACATATTTATATAATAGAACAAAATTAACGTTTAAGTATTTTCAATAATATATTATTTTATTTAGGATAATTTTTTTGTTTTTCTATTATATAAACGTTTCAATGAACGGCTTACTAGACTTTTCAGAGATTGTAAAGAGAATCATCAAATACTTGGTATTAGGTTTATGCATTGCTATTGTCGCAATTGACATTCCAAAGAAATCTTTAAATGTTGAAGAAATCCTTATTTTATCACTTTCCGCAGCTGCTACATTCAGTATTTTAGATACATTTTTACCATCTGTTGGCGATAGTGCTAAAATGGGTATTGGTCTATCCGTAGGCAGTGCTTTAGGCGGAGGTATTCGTACTCTAGCAATGTAATCCAGAGAACCTACGGTTCCCTCGGACGCTCCCTCCCTTGGTAAGGACATATTAATGTTCTGACTTTACTATTTAAAATATAATTTATTATAGTTATAATAAATTATTAGGAACACTTTATTGGGGATAAAAATGACTACTATACAATATAGTTGACTACATGTATAAACATATAATTGGACTCTCTTTGATTGATATCAGTAGGCCTTACCTACGAAAACAGTTATTACTAACACTCAATCCAATTGAATATATGTACCTGAATACATTTTTGATAAATACTTTGTTGATTATGTATTTTTCCTATATTTTTGTAAATCAAAAACACATGATAGACACTGCTTTGATACAGTATAAAACATTATCTATGAAACAATTATCGACGATTACACTGTCTAGTGTTTCCACCGTAGCGTCAACCGTTATGTTATTGGATTTGGATAAAAAATATAATAGTCCTGCTGTGAATAATATTATAATCAAATCATCATCTATTGTTCTCGTATTTTTCATTGGATATTTTTTTTTCCAAGAAACATATTCGATAAAACAAATAGTAGGAATTATAACTATGGTTAGTGGCTTCTGTGTAATAATATACTAGATTCCTCGAAAAAGGAAGGGGTCCTAGGGGAAACGTAGTTTCCCTAGACGGATGGAAAAAATACCCAATCCAAATCCTTACAAACCTTCTTCCAAATCATATCTTGTTCTAATTGTTTTTCACGGTCTTTCATCATAGGAATATACGGTAAATATTGTGTTTGGTCTAACAATACACACAATTGATGTAAAGTATACGTATAATTAAAAAAGTTGGTGCGGTTGGCTGGACAATGTGTCGCCCACGGTTTTTGTATTTCAATAAATAATACACATAAGGTTTCGTGTAATTCTTCATTCATAATAGGCGGTTTAATACCAAAAATAGAATTAATATATTGAATATGTTCAAAATATTTATTAAAACCCAATTTTCGCAAAATATCACGCATTTTATCGTAATTAATAGTAGACATATCTTTGATACGCTCTTTCTTGATTCGCGCACGAATTGCCTCAATGACTTCGTCCGGAATTTGTGTCGTTTCTTTCGCTTGAAATTGCGACAAGATTTCTTTGAAATGATTGAGACGAATATAGGCGGTATATGATACCTCATTTGGTGGTTCTTTATTGGTTGGTTTTGAACTATCAATAATATATGTAATGAATTTTCCGCACTCCCCATTATTACATATTAAAATCCCCTCTTCATCTTGTGGTATAAGTTCTCCTCGATTACATTCCAAACATATATCAGAAGAAACCACATAATCTTGTATATTAATAATTTCGTTATTTACATTCCGCCAGTAATTTTGGTATGTTTTTTTGGCTTGATTGTACTTGCTACTATTTAGGTTAGAACGTTCTTCTGAATTCGCCTTGATTTTAAAAAATGAATTCAAAATTTTCACATTTTGATTATTATCCCCCGAAGAAATCTTCTTCTTTTCCTCAAAATAATTGAAAATATATTTTGAATTATCCAACAAATAATTTTTCTTCTCTTGTTTCAATTCTTTGATTTGTTTTTTTATCACAAGAATCTTGTCTCGAATTTCCATATACGCATCGATTTCGTGGTCTTGTAAAGTAGGTATTACCGATTTCAATTTGTCTTTTTCAAGTTTCAAATTGGGTATGATTTCAGTCTCTATCTCGTGAAAATAATTTAACATTTCGGTATGTTTTTCATCAATCGTAGAAGATTGTTTAGGTGGAGGTTTTTTTGAAATAATTTGGTTCATTTAATTATAATTAGTATTGTATTTATATATTTTTTTATCTCGAATATATAAATGCCACCAAAAAAAACAAAAGATAAAACGAACGATACAAAAATTAATACTCAACCATCCGGAGAACCACCTGAAAAAAAATATACGATACAAGAAGGTTGTGATAATGCTAGATCAGATGCTAGACACGATTTTCACGGTATATTTAAAGCAGAACAAATACAACCTTATGTTTCACAAAATATACCAAAGGGCCTGTGTGCTGAAGGTGCGAGTGTAAAAGATGAAGATAAATTTATTGAATCATATTTAATA